CCGGCCCTAAAAGGCCGGTCTGATACTTGGAACCCCGAACTTGCACCTGATTAGTGTAATTTCGCCTTGTAGAAGCGCCGTGGTGCCTCCCACCAGTCCTCCAATACCTTAAATGGTATGGTTCGGAACAGTGTGCAGGATGACAACCTGTACATGGCCACGTAGTTATCATGTGTGATAACCTGTCGTACCGCGTACGTCTGAGGAATGAGTTGTATAAACCGCACCGTTCCCGGCTCTGTGTGCTAGCCCCTCACAACCGATAAAATCAGTGGCAAAGGTACCTGCGACAGAGTGTCGACCCTAATTGTTATAACATTTAAATGCTACAACAATGAAAACATTATTTAATAATATTTTCCTTAGAGTGCGGTCACTTGAACCTGTAAGATTAGTACTTAAATCTCCTAAAGAGATGAAAAGTATGCTAATCTTGCTAGTGCACGGATTGTCTTTGGTTAAGTATTATGCACATTTCATTGTTCTTGTCGAAAGAATCATTTCTTTATATAAGAAAAGTGGACGAAAGTTCACCGTTCTTTATTTAAAGGAATGCTCTCGAGCGACAATCCAGTGGTTTGCGTCGCAACCGTACATTCCTAACCCGGAAGTATGGATTGCTCTCAAATCCGGACTCCCTCTCATAATTCCAGGGCCCTTGAGATACCTCATCCGTCAGATTAAATCTGGTGGTGACAGTACTACAGGGGTAATGGTATTACGAGGTGTTTTAAGCGTATTCCAATTTTGGAGAGTAATGAAAGTTCCTGGTAGCGAACCTAAATGGTCAACTATCACGGATCCTTCAACTGCAGTTGGGTTACCTTCAATTAATGAAGTCCAACAAGCAGTAAAATTACTACCTCCTCTAAAGGTACGTAAAACTGTGGAGTGGAGAATCTCAGAGGTTTCCGGTCCAAATACGCCAATTGCAACACTTGGGCTTCTGCTAGATGCATCTGCATTCTGGCTTCAGCCAAAGGTGTTACTAAGCTTTATCATGTATTGTTATTACAATACTAATGTAAAGTTTATTATTGTTGTATTATGGAACCTACTTCTTGGATTAACAATTCTTCCAATCTTGTTACTAGCACGATTCACACCTAGTTTAGGTAGAATCGCTAAGTTCGAAGAAGGAGGAGGTAAATGGAGATTGATTGGAATTACCGATCAATGGACCCAATTATCTTTAAGAAATCTTCATGACGGAATTTATTCCGTCTTGAGACTTCTTGGAGACATGGGAATTGATGGTACTTTCGATCAGACAAAGTCATTAAAGGAAAAAGTTCCTCTGATGGCTTTGCGATCTTCACCTACCGCTTATTCTTTCGATCTTAGTGCTGCAACGGATAGATTACCACTTTCCCTACAGGTTGATGTTCTTAAATCTTTTGGATTTAAGGGTGCCAACCTCTGGGGGTCTATCTTAACAGATAGATGGTGGGAATCTTCGATTGGTAAAATCAAGTACGCTGTTGGGCAACCAATGGGTGCTTACTCTTCCTGGGCAATGCTGGCACTAACACATCATGTGTTGGTGCAAGTGGCTGCTAGAAGGGTGGGTCATATGACTCTTTTCACTCAGTACATTGTACTTGGTGATGACATTGTTATCTTTGATGATAATGTCGCTCTTACCTACAAACAACTTATGTTGGATGCAGGGGTATCTATCAATTCGACAAAGTCAATCATCTCCCCTTCGGGAGTGGTTGAATTTGCGAAAAGATGGATCCATCCTTTCCTAGGAGAGGTGTCACCAATTGGTGCATCTCTGCTATTGGGGATTAAGAGAAACGTGTCTATGTACCCGGTTCTACTTGTTGAAGTTTTCACTAAAGGTGTAGTTCTTTATCCAAGCAGTGTGTTAGTATTGCTAGACGGTCTGAATAAGATTAGAAAACCGAAAGGTACTATCTTATACAGAAGACTAGCATTTGCAACTTTGGGACCTGCGTTTATCCAAAAGCAAGGCCATATGATCAACGATATGTTGACGGTATGGATCGCGAAATCTTTCGGATTTTCTCTAGACTTCTTCCAATCTCTAGTAATCTCTATAGGAGATTACTGGATGGCAGAAGTTGAGAAACAACAGGCTATTCCTAGACAAAACTGGAATTTCTTTTGGAAATCATTCCTAAGAACTCCGGTTTTACCGAAGAATAAGTTGCTATCGGCGTTACTAACAATACCGATGGTTCTTTCTCCTGCATGGTGGTTATACTTAACTGCCTTGTGGAGAAGCTTGGATGCTCCTTTCTCAGCGAGTCTAAATCTAGATTTCTCTAGAGCTGGACAACCTGGGGCCATTAGTCTTAGTGCCATGGGGGATTTTACCGATCTATATTCTATAGATTGGACCCAAAGAGGACTTGCTTCTAAACACACAATTGCGATGAGTAAATTGGCAGATCGATTAGATCTACAAATGAAAATCGAATTGAGTGGAGGAACAGCTCTTGTGCCATATACACCAAAGACTTATGACATAGTGGTTCGGGGATAAACTCCCGTGAACACACCCCATGTTGGGCCAAGGATAAACTCGAAAGAGTGAGCTCCCCTCCCCACATGACAAGGTTAAAGATGTTCTTTAAATCCTGTGTCAAACAGTTCGTGTACGACCAGCTGGAGGTTTTGAACCAGTACTATTCCTGAAAGGGTAATTCCCTGGGGTGGAATAGCTTAGTGCGGC